AACAACTCTTAATGGTCCTAAAATATCAGCAACTGGTAGTGATTCTAATATACAATTAAATTTAGAACCAAAAGGAACGTCAACAGTCGTGGTTCCATCGGGGTATAAAGACAGAGCGGGATTTAGTACGAATTCTTTAGCTACAAAAGAATATGTAGATACAAAAACTTTTTCTGGTGCTATTGTGAGTGAAACAACTATAACTCCTTCCAACGTTAACGTTACATTAAACAATGTCCAAATTGCAGATACTCAAGGAAATTTTTCTTGCAATGATTCTGGTAAAAAATTTGTAATTGGTCAATCAGTAACTATTAGTGGAACACTTACTGGTACAGGAACTATTGATGGATATTCTAATCCTACGACTTACTACATTGTTGCAACTAATGGTTCTACAACTTTTCAGTTATCAGCAAACGGTGTATTAGGTACATATATTACAACAACAGCCGGCACAGTAGATGGATTAACTGTTATAGCAAGTACGTATCAAACTGTTTTTAACGTAGTTTATGTTTATAGCAACGTTGCTGTATATTTAAATGGAATTAAATTAGTTGGTAATGGAAGAGACTTTACAGCAAATAATCAAACAACCGTTGTATTGAATAATGGTGCAGCTCCAACAGACGTAATACAATTTGTAACATACTAAAAACATGGCAGCAATAGCAAATTTAACAATAGACGCAGGCGCATCATTCTCAAGCGATGTTGATGTTTTAACTGATGATGGTGGTGTATTCAGTTTAGTAGGATATACTGCTGAAGCAAAAATGACTAAAGGATATTCCGAAACATATCCTAGAGTTTATTTTGATATTACTGTTTATGAAGCTGATGGTATCGTAAGTATAAGTTTAGATCCTGCTGATACTATTCAATTAGAAGAAGGCCGTTGGGTTTATGATGTTCAAATAACAGAAACAGCAACTGGTGATGTAACACGTGTTGTTGAAGGTATTATTACTGTTTTTCCTTCTGTTTCAGGTATCGCTTAAGATTCGTATTTAAATATAGCTTTATTCTTACCAGTTTTAATTTCTTTAAAACCATTTTGTATTAAATAGTTACCTATTTTTTTAATATCATATGTAGTAACATCATCAAATATAAAAACACAGTCATTTGCTTTTCTAAGCATAAAAAATTCAACTTCTTCCATAACACTAATTGTGTCGTGTGGACCGTCAAAATGCACTAAATCATATTCCGTTATTAATTTTTTAACTTCATTATATACAGGATAACCGTCTCCATATCTTTTGAAAAATTCTTTATCTTCTAAACAAACTAAATGAAATTCAGGATAATCTTTTGTAAAGTTTAATAATGCTTCTTTTTTCATATCATTAGTATAATCACATTTAGTTTGAGGAGCTTCGTCTGAATAAGCATAAACAATATTACCATAAGGGTCAATACCTAGATGATTTAATTTTACTTGTGAATGATATTTTCTAAATGAATCTATAATAATTTTACTTCCCATTCCAAGTCTTACACCAATTTCAACAGTAGCTCCTGTAGGATTTTTTAATAACTTAACTGCTTCTTCTAAAGATTCATATTCATGGCTATCACCATTAAATGTTGATGGTTTTTCTTTATTAATAACATCTGTCATTCTAAATGTATGAGCGCCAATATGATCACAAAGAATTGTAGTATCAGCAAATATTTTAAATCCTCTAATCTTTGCTTTTCTACAAAAATCTACATCTTCCGATACTGTATTTTTATGGTCTAAAGCTGAATGATAAACGTATTGAGGATAACCTATAGTTTTAAAAATTTCTGATTTAATTAAAACGCAACCCATACCAGATGCTTCTATTTCTAAAAAAGGAATATTTTTTATTTTTTCATAAGGTATATTTGAACAACCTCCAAATTGATTTTTTTCATATACTTCTATAACATGTCTATCGTGGTTTCTTTGTCTATATAAACCAGACACCATATCTACATTATGATTTAAAAGTTTTTTAAGGGTATCTGGTGCAAATACTATATCACTATCTACCGAAAACAAATAATCATAATGAGTTGCCCAATGAGCTATAAGATTTCTTATTTGATCTACTTGATAACCATAAAAAAATTGAAATTGAGTTTTATAACCCTCAGGAACTTCAAGATTATAAATTGCTCTCATTGTTTCTGGTTCAATATATTTGTTTGTTGGTATTCCTATTAGTATTGTTTTCATTGCGTTAATATCCTGTTTGCATTTTTTGTTTGTTCATTAGCATTTACTTTATAATCATTTAATGGACTTATATCATTATAATTATAAACTATATCTTGTACTACTTTAATTTTGTTTGGATCTGCTTTTTCTATTACTGTATAAAATATAGAACCATCGCCACCAGCTTTGTACCAATTTCCTTTTTCATCTTTAAAATTTCCGTCATTTACATTATTTAATAGATACGCTTTAAATGTTCTTAGATGAGTATAAGGCATGTTCCAATTAAATTTATATTGTCTATATTTCTTTTCTTTTTTAGTTTCTTGTAAATAATTTTGAGATATTAATGGTATCTTATCTACCATTGAATAACATGAACCATAAGTAAACTCAGTTGTACCATCATAAAGATTATTGTAGAAATGAAATATTTGATTATCATTTACTAAAGAATCATCTCCATCTAAAAACATTATGATATTGTCCATTTGAGAATATTTAATTATAGATTCTATTTGATTTCTTACTGCACCTTTATTTTCTGTATTTTTAATTACAACCACTTTATCACATTCATATCTTTTGGCAACATCATAAGTGTTGTCTGTAGAACAATCATCAATAACAACCATTAAGTAATTATCATAATCTTGTGTTATAACAGATTGAATACACTTTTCAATATATTGGCCAGCATTATATACAGGAGTTATTATAATCATTTTTTGTTGGGTATTTCTAGGTATATAATTTTCTTCATAATTTTCAAATCTTCTACCAAATACAGTTTTAACTCTTGCATTAATGTAACTTACTTGTTTATATTCTTCTTTAGAAAGATATGCACCCAATTTTTTATAGATATGTTGTTTCCATTGTAATGCAACAGAGTCCCAACCTACAATACCTTTTATAATATTACAAGCATACATTTTTTGTTGATGTAAATATCTATCAACATTTGCTCTTAAAACCATATTTACAAATTTATCTTCTTGTTCTTTACTATTAATAAATCTAAAAAGGCTATTTGGTTCAATTGCATAATCCATCAAATAACAGGCTTGTTCAACAGCGGTTTCTTCCAATGCACCAAAACGAGTTGTTATTAAAGGAGTATTATATGCTAAAGATTCTAAAGTAGAAATACCAAATGTTTCAGGAAATGCACCAGGAAATAACATAAAACTTGCTTTTGTCATCAAATCTGCTATTTCAGATTGTTTTATAATACCCGTAAACTCTACATCTAATTTTTTATATTTTTCATCAGCAACTAATTGTCTCCATTTTTTTTCTTGTTCATCTGGTTCTGCATTTTCTCTAAATCTATAATAACCACCAATTACTTTTAATTTTGCTTGTGGTATTTGTTGTTTAATTCTTTCCCACATATTCTCAACTAAAGGTAACATGCCCTTAGTAACTGAGGCATTATAGACATATAGATAAGGATCTTTTTGTCGTATATCAACTTCATCTTTATATGTTACAATACCATTACGTGTCATAAAAACTTTTTTCTTTAATACTTCAAAGTTTCTTTTTCTTCCATGATCACAATTAGTAACATAAGCTGTTTGAAAATCTGACAATGTAAAAATTTCATCCATATCGCCATGTACCAACATATCTTCTAATAGATGATCTCCTTTAGAAAATGTATCGTGCATCCACATTGCTTTCAATTTAGCGTTTTGTTTTATTTTAGAATATCTTTGAGGTTTAAAGTGTTCAAATTGATTATATAAATGAGTTGGTAAAAATGGTATTACTGTTCTGGAAGATATAACAACATCAAAATTAAAGTCATTTTTATAGTCTAATATTGTATGATCAATATACTCAACATTATCAAATATTCCTTCTTTAGATTCTTTGTCTATACAATTATTAAATACAGTTACTTTAAAATTCTTTTTAGCAAGTTCTTTAGCTAGTAAAATAACGGCGGATTCTGATCCTCCTAAACCTCTTTTATTTAAGGTATCGCCATCGTAAGTCAATCCAATAATG